GGAAATTGTTCTGAGTGTCAGATTAAAGAAGAAACACAAATGAGGATAGATGGAACATATAAATTATATGAGAAGAAAAAAGTATATCTGAATCAATTGTCGTATTTGGAAGACATAAGTGTAGAAATTCGAGATCGATATTCAAAAATACAAGACGATAAAGTAGAATTCCAAAATATAGTCGATGAAAAGAATCCAGAATTTGTAGATCCGGAAAAATGGTCAACAGTAAATAAATCCGAACAAAGAGAAGGTTTAAAAAAAGATTATAAAATGGTATTTGCGGAGGTATTGAGAATCAGAAGAGAACTCAAGAAGTTAGAAGTAGAATCAAAATAAATCACACTTTTCTCATTTTTCTCATCTTCTTGACTTTTTTCACATATGTATTGTTGTGATTACAATAAAGGACAAGAATTATTATAATGCTAAAGAGATAGCCAAGATGTTTGGTATGGATTATACCAATCTATCGAAGTGGAGGAAGAGGGGTCTGCGACATCTCAAGCTAAGTCAAAAGAAGCATCTATATCTAAAAGAAGATGTGGATAATTTTTTGATGGGAGTGAAAACGTAATATGTCAAAACAAAATCAAGATTTGAGAAAACTCATAATAGAGGAATACAAGAAATGTCTGGAAAGTCCGGCGTATTTCATGAACAAGTATGTAAAGATTCAACATGCTACAAGGGGAACACTTCCGTTTGAATTGTATCCGTTTCAGGAAAAGACAATAACCGAATTCAAGGATAATGACTACAACGTTGTATTGAAGTGTCGTCAGATGGGAATATCTACGTTGGTAGCCGGTTATTCCCTTTGGTTGATGTTATTTCACAAAGACAAAAATATTTTGGTTATTGCTACTAAACAAGATGTAGCAAAAAATCTAGTCACAAAAGTTAGATTCATGAATGATAATCTTCCTTCTTGGTTGAAGGTAACATGCACAGAAGATAATCGTCTATCTCTTCGTTTTAAAAATGGATCTCAAATAAAAGCTGTTGCGTCGAGTCCAGATGCAGGGCGATCCGAAGCTCTTTCTTTGTTAATTATTGATGAAGTAGCCTTCGTTGATGATATCGATCTGATATGGACATCGGCACAATCTACGTTATCCACTGGAGGCAAGGCCATTTTACTATCAACACCAAATGGTGTCGGAAATTTCTTTCATAGAACATGGATAGAAGCAGAAGCACAACAGAACAAATTCAATACGATAAAATTACACTGGTCTCTTCATCCTGAATATAATGAGGCATGGAGAAAGGAACAGGATGTATCATTAGGAGTTAAGAAGGCTGCACAGGAATGTGATTGTAGTTTTATTAGTTCTGGAAATACAGTAGTAGAACCAGATATTCTAACATGGTATAAAGAAAATCTAGTAAGAGATCCGGTAGAGAGACGAGGATTCGATAGAGGATTTTGGATATGGGATTATCCAGATTATACGAAACAGTATGTTGTCTCTGCTGATGTCGGCCGAGGTGACGGAAATGATTTTTCATCCTTTCATGTTCTTGATATTGATAACTTGGTCCAGGTGGCAGAATATAAGGGCAAAGTAGATACCAAAGATTTCGGAAATATGTTAGTTGGAATAGCTACGGAATATAATAATGCGATTCTTGTGATTGAGAATTCATCTATCGGATGGGCAACGATTCAGCAAGTTATTGATCGCGGATATGCAAATTTATTTTACAGCTCAGCAGATTTACAATATGTCGATGTCGAACACCAATTGACTAATAAAATAAATAGACAAGAAGGAAAGATGGTCCCTGGATTTACAACTTCAATGAAATCTAAACCATTGATAATTTCAAAGATGGAATCGTATCTCAGAGAGAAAAGTGTTGCAATACGATCCATTAGAACAATTGATGAATTGTTTGTTTTTGTATGGAATGGATCTAAGGCAGAAGCAGCAAAGGGATATAATGATGATTTAGTCATGTCTCTGTCAATTGGATTGTGGATACGAGATACATCCCTGAGATTAAAACAACAAGGTATAGATTTACAAAAGATGGTCTTAAAAAATATAACAAAATCAGAAGGAGTCTCGGAAGGATTATATACAGCTAACAAAAATAGGCCACAAGTCGATCCGTGGAAGATGAAAGTTGCTGGAAAAGATGAGGATTTAACTTGGTTGTTATAATTAAATTTTCATACTTATTATATATACGAATATGACATACTCCAATCAAAATTTCAAAAAAAGGTTATAAACTATGGCTGATACATCACTGTTTACGCGGTTAAAAAGATTATTCTCCAATGACGTTATCGTAAGAAACGTTGGTGGAAAGAAACTAAAAGTTGTCGATACAGATCGTATTGAATTTGCGACAGATAGAAATTCCTTACGAGACAGATTCAATAGATTAAGAAGTTCCACATATAATCTTCATAATAGAGATCAGGCTCTTTCTTACCAATCGGCAAGATTGGAATTGTTTAGAGATTATGATACTATGGACATGGACCCCATCCTTGCATCTGCTCTTGATATTTACTGTGATGAAATGTTGACTAAATCTGAAATGGGAAATATCCTTACAATAAAATCTGATGATGATAATATCAAAAAAATTCTGGAAAATTTATTTTATGATATTCTTAATGTAGAATTTAATTTGTGGTCATGGGCAAGAAATATGTGTAAGTATGGAGATTTCTTTTTGAGAATGGAAATATCTCCTGAGTATGGCGTTTTTGGAGTTATGCCTTTATCAGCATATGAAATTACAAGAGTGGAAGGATCTGATCCTACGAACAAGAATTATGTTAAATTTCAACATGATGGATCAATGGGTGGCGCAGAGTATGAAAATTTTGAAATAGCTCACTTTCGATTATTATCTGATTCTAATTTTCTTCCGTATGGAAAATGTTTAAGGGGAGAAAGTGAAGTGTGGACTCCGCAAGGTGTAAAAATGATCAAAAATCTTAGAGAAGGAGATGACGTATATTCTTTCGATTATAAAACTGGATTGGTTAAAACACAAGTTTCGAAACAAGTTATGTCAGGAATTAAGAGGATATATGAGGTAAAAACTGCACATAGAAAAATTTATGCTACGTCTGAACATCCAATAATGTTAGCTGATGGATCTTATAAATCTCTTTCAAAATTATCTTTGGATGATTATTTAATTCTACCAACTGTTAAACAATCGAATACAGAATATCCAAAATTATTAGTAGAAGAGTCGAATGAATGGAAATTTGATAATAAATTGGTCAAGATATCAGAGAGATTATTAAAAGACAATTTTGATGAACTTGTAAGATTTTTTGGATTCATGCTAGGTGACGGATGGTTAGATAAATCAAACAAAACTGTATGTTTCTCAATTGGAGATAGAATCGATAAATCTGATAGGTATGTGGAATTTATTAAAAAATTGGGATTGTCTTATAGAATTACAAATGAAGGAACCACCAAGGCTAATTGTGTAATTAATTCAGTATATTTATATAAATTAATGGAGTTGTTGGATTTTAGAACGGGATCATTCAATAAAATTGTACCCGAATGGATTGGTAGAGTATGTTCTGATACGAGAAAGCAATTGTTGTTTGGATTTGCTGACGCTGACGGGTGCGATATCGATGATAACACATTCCAATTGGGAGCAGTAAATGAAAAATTAATTGATGAATTAAGAATCATTGCTATGCAATGTGGATTGTCTGTTACTAAGAAGTGGATAACCGAATCTCATAAAAATAGAAAAAATCCATGTATAATGCATGTATTTACATACAGATTAAAATCAAGAGATTTCATTGATGTGAATGGAACGCATCACATTGAAAAAATTAGAAGTATCAAAGAAATAGGAAAAGAAGAAGTGTATGATATTCAGGTAAAATCAAACCTTTCTAATTTTATAGCAGATGGCATAGTCGTTCACAATTCTATCCTTGAGGGTGCTAGAAGAGTATGGAAACAATTAAGTTTAATGGAGGACGCGATGCTAATCCATCGTATCATGAGAGCACCAGAAAAAAGAATTTTCAAAATTGACATCGGAAATATTCCTCCCTCGGACGTAGATGCGTACATGGAGAAGATCATCAACAAGATGAAGAAGACTCCATATTTGGATGAAAGAACTGGAGACTATAATCTTAGATTCAATCTACAAAATATGGTAGAAGACTTTTTCATGCCTGTTCGTGGCGGGGATAGTGGAACATCTATTGATACTCTTTCTGGAATGGAATTCACCGGGACAGACGACATCGAATATTTGAGAAATAAAATGATGGCTGCTTTGAAAATTCCTAAAGCATTTTTGGGATATGATGAGAATCTTTCTGGAAAATCTACTCTAGCTGCCGAGGACGTAAGATTTGCTAGAACAATCGTAAGAGTTCAGAGAGTTCTTATTTCTGAATTGACAAAGATCGCAATCGTACATCTTTATTCTCAGGGATTCACTGATGCAAGTTTGGTAGATTTCTCAATTGAATTAACAAATCCATCTACTATTTTGGAACAAGAAAAGATTGCAATATGGAATGATAAAATTGCTGTAGCAAAGGACATGATTGATAATAAAATATTTCCTAGAAAATGGGTTTATCAAAATGTATTTGATCTATCGAAGGGTGATATGGAAACGGTTTCCAAGGATATGATCGATGATCTAAAAGAATCATATAGATACAAACAAATTGAGGAACAGGGAAATGATCCAGCTACGTCCAAACAAAATGTGGGAGAAGATGGAGAATTAACTGATGCTGGTGGTTCTGGAGAGCCTGGTGGTTCTCCAGAAGAATCTCCTCCGCCGCCAGGTGGCGGAGGCGACGAAGCCATTCCTCCTCCTCCATTGAAAGAAGATGCGAAGGAAGAAGAAAAAGATGATATTGAATCCAAATTATCCGTTCCTAGTGCAAAAGATATATCCAATAATCATAAGAAGGATAGAAAATATCCTTATGGAGAAGATCCTTTGGGAAATATATCCAATAGAGCAAATCCTCGAAAGATATCAAATCCTATAGTTCACAAATATGCTGGTAATTCACCTTTGGCATTGGAAATAGATCTAAAAAAACTAAAATCTCACCTATTAAAAACCGACTCAAAGAACAAACAAATACTAAAGGAATCCCCATCTCTGTTAGACGAGAAAAATATTATTGATGATAACCCAATTAAGTAAGATATTTATATTTTTAGACTATATTTATATATTACAATAATACTCGATATCTTATAAAATTGTAAAATTGGAGCCATATGCGAAAAATAAAACACAGCAAATTTAGAAATAGTGGAATATTGTTTGAACTACTCGTTCGACAAATTACAGCAGATATTCTAAATGGATCTGACTCTTCAAAGGCTAATAAACTTTTACAAAAGTATTTCAAGGAGACTACCGAATTGGGAAAGGAATCGAAACTTTACCAGTTGATGATACAGGAGAAAGCAAAGGATTCTAATCAAGCAGATCATTTAGTAGAATTAATTTTGAAATCTAGAAAGAAATTATCCAACCAAGAATTGTCTAGACAAAAATTTGAATTGATTAAGGAGATACAGGCCACATATCCGATTGATGATTTCTTGAGGGGATCAATTAGCAATTACAAATTATTGGCATCTATCTATAAGGTTTTTGAAGAAGCTACCTCGTCAAGTAAGGATTTTGATCCAAAGGAAATTTTTCAAGCTAGAAATTTTATAGTAGAACATATCTGTGTAGAAAAGAAAAAGCCATTGGATGAATCTAAGAAGGACGAGTTGATTGAATTTTATCAAAAACAAGAATCGGATCTTAGACTCTTGAGTTATAGATTATTGATAGATTCTTTTAATAAAAAATATAGTTCCTTGGATAATGATCAGAAAAAATTATTGAGAGAGTATATTAATAATATTTCAAATACAAATTCATTGAGAGAATATATGAATGCACAGGTTCCATTAGTGAAAGAGAAATTAGTAAAGTGTCTCAAATCTATAACGGATTCTGTTATTAAAATTAAATTGTCAGAAGCAATTCATCAGTTGGATAAAATTGCAGATGGGAAATTGGTTAAGGATAATCAAGTGGTTTCATTGTTGTTAGCATACGAGCTTTGTAAAGAACTTTCAAATATAACACAAAAATGAAACTATCAGAATTAAAAAACGCCATTCAAGAAATAATTAAAGAAAAACTTTCTGTAGATGAAATGACAGTTACTGGAAATGTTGCTGGATATAATACTCCATTTGCTTTTTCTAAGAACAGTAAAGGAAACGTAAAAGCTGCTGAAATGGTCGGGTATAAACTTGTAAAAGAACTGATTCAACAGGTGATGGCAGAAATGGCACTTGAAGAGGAGAATAAAAAGTCAGATCTTAAAGAAGGTCGAGGACGATATTATAATTTAAGAGAGCATCCCATGAAGGCTCCTTCTAAAGTTTCTGTGATGATCCAAGAAGTCAATAAGATGTTAAAAGAAATAGAATATCTCACCGATCTAAACATTCGTTTGAAGAAAGAATCCAATGTTGGACCTGATATGTACTGGAAAAGAACTAATGAACATTTTAGAAGTATCAATGAGAGAATGAAAAGGGTTTCTAGAAAATTGGAATACTTAAAGAGATAAATTATGAAAAAATCAGAATTAAAAGGTATCATCAAAGGTTTGATAAGAGAACTTCTAAAAGAAGAAGTGTCCGTCATTCCTTATGATATTGCTTCTGATTTTACAAAATTTACAAGTGGTATAGATTCTTCAATCGAAAATGCAAAAAGATCATTTCAAAAAACTTTGAAATCAAAATTGGTAGGAAAGAAGATAACTGTGAGAGCCTCTAAAGGAGATGCTAATCAGATAAAGACCGATTATGTTATCACACCAACGGGGGCCAATATTGCGGAAATTAACAATGACTGGAAAATATATTTGGTTGGAGAAGACAAGAAAAGATATTTTGTAGATGAAAAATTCAAGATCAAGGTAACAACTTCTCAGGAAGTTCCTCAATCGAATCCATCATCCATGCCACAAGAACCAACAACGGGAATGGCTCCAACTCAGACTTCGGAAAAACCAGTAGCGGGAAACATAGTTCCACAAAAGTAAAAAAGAAAATATATGAGTAACAAACAACTTTTAGTAGACTGTATAACATTTGAATTTTCAAAAGATCAAATCAATGAATCCATAAAAAGAAACGATGGAAAATTGATAGTTAGTGGAATTTTACAAAAAGCAGGAGAAAAGAATCAAAATGGAAGGATATATCCAAAAGAGACTCTAATGAGAGAAGCAAATAATTATGCTGAAAATTTCATTAAAGAAAATCGTGCTTTGGGAGAATTGGATCACCCAGATTCTCCAATTGTCAACTTAAAAAATGTTTCTCATAACATAACAGAGATGCACTGGGATGGCGATAGTCTTATGGGAAGGATCGAAGTGTTGACTACTCCGTCTGGTAATATTTTAAGGGAATTGTTCAAGAATGGAATTAAATTGGGAATTTCATCGAGAGCATTGGGAACAGTAAAGGAAATGAATGAGGGAACCGTGGAAGTTCAAGATGATCTAGAATTAGTATGTTGGGATTTTGTAAGTAATCCATCGACCAGAGGAGCTTTTGTATCTCCAATTAATGAATCGATAAATAAGTTCAAAAATCCAGAAACACAAAAATATAATAAAGTGGAAGAAATCATTAGAGATCTTTTAATGGA